TTGGCAAAAGGCCGTGTAGACTTTATCTTCCCGGCAGATTATCGGGAGGGAACCACACTGGATCTTACCATCAAGGATATTATTCGGAAAATGGCGATCGTTGACCGGCTGGGCGAAGAGAACAACCAGCAACTGCGCTCAATCGGCGGAGATGTGCTGCCCAATCAGGTTGGTTTGTTCTGATTCTGCCGCTCTTTTTCGCAGCACGTCACCGAAGCAGTTGCATCGGCATAACAACAGATCATAAGACAAAGCGACAGACGGTTTTCGTCTGTCGCTTTCGCTTTATCCTCTGAATCAACAGAAAGATCACAGAATGCGCGCTTTTGGCTAAAAATTTGGAGCAAGCTTTCAATCGCTTGCTCCAACATGGTGGACTCGAAGGGATTCGAACCCTCGACCTCTCGGATGCGAACCGAACGCTCTCCCAACTGAGCTACGAGCCCATCTTCCTGCATCCCGTTTGCGGCAACGATTATTATACCACATTTCACATGGTTGTAAAGCCAAAATTTGGGGTTCGGATTTTATATATGTAACAGCGGAGCTGTCCGGTATCACCGGGCTGCTCTTTTTTTATGGACAGCGAAGCGGGGTCTTCTTCGCGAAATTTTTCTGCTGTTGCACAAAAGCGTGCAATTATCGCCGTCTGCAAGGTACTTGTGAGGAGGCGGTGAAATGAAAGAAGAGATGGCCTTCTGTCAGGCATTTCTGCGTTCCATGGATCCGGAACGGGCGGCCATTGAGGCACAGCGCAAGAATGGCTTTTCTCTGCTGGGCAAACAGGCGATTCAGGAACGGTTGGAAAAAATGCGGGCCGACACAGCGGGACAAATCCGCAGAGAGGACGCGATCCGGCGACTGGCTCAGCTGGCTTTCGGGCGCGCCAATGACGCTTTGAAGCTGGCACTCCATCCAGATCAAATCGACCCTGATTTGCTGGATCTGTCTGCCGTTGCAGAATTCAAGGTGACAGAAAAGGGCGTGGAGGTAAAACTGGCAGACCGGGTGAGAGCATTGGCAACGCTGTGCGAACTGCTGGAGAGCAACGGCAGCAATTACTCCGATGAGCTGTATCAGGCCCTGGAGGAAGCGGCCAATCAGATGGAAGGCGCGTGGGGCGATGGTTGAGAGAATGCGCTTTTCCAAAAAACAGCTGCAGGTGATGACCTGGTGGCAAAAAGATCGGTGGGAGGCCATCATCTGCGACGGCGCAGTCCGCAGCGGAAAAACTTTTGCCATGGGACTTTCCTTTTTCCTATGGGCAGAGCGATGCTTCCACGGAAAACAGTTCGGCCTGTGCGGCAAGACCATCGGTTCTCTGCGCAGGAATCTGCTGGCGGAACTGGTGCCCTATCTGCGGCACATGGGCATGACCGTTCGCGAGCGACGCTCCGAAAACCTGCTGATCGTTCGTTACAAAGGACACGAAAACCGGTTTTTGCTCTTTGGCGGACGGGATGAGTCCAGTGCCGGTCTGATCCAGGGAAGCACTCTGGCCGGTATCCTTATGGACGAGACGGCACTGATGCCTCGTTCCTTTGTGGAGCAGGCCATTGCGCGGTGCAGTGTGCCGGGCAGCAGGCTGTGGTTCAACTGCAACCCGGAAGGGCCGCAGCATTGGTTCTATCTTGAGTGGATCCAAAAGGCACAGGCACGCAAAGCCCTGCGGCTGCACTTCACCATGGCGGACAACCCCACCCTCTCACCCAGAATCCGGGCCCGCTACGAACGGGCCTACTCCGGTGTATTTTACCGGCGATTCGTATTGGGTGAGTGGACCGCGGCGCAGGGCTTGGTCTACGACTTTTTCGATCCCGCGCGGGATGCGCCAGATGCTCCGGCAGGACCGTTTACCGAATGGCGCATCTCCGTGGATTACGGAACATCCAACCCATCATCCTTTGGGTTATGGGGGCAGTACGGCGGCGCATGGTACCGGGTAAACGAGTATTATTACGACTCCCGCAAGGCCGGACGGCAAAAAACCGACGCGGAATACGCCGACGATCTGGTGAACCTTGCAGGCGGACGGGTCATTCGTCGCATTATTGCAGATCCGTCTGCCGCCAGTTTCATCGAGGCGCTGCGGCAGCGCGGGTTTCATGTGGTGAAAGCAAACAATGCTGTGGCAGACGGAATCCGTGTCACCGCCGATCTGCTGCGCACGGGGCAAATCCGGATCTGCCGAAACTGCGGAGACTGCCTGCGGGAAATCGGGCTCTACTGCTGGGATGAACAAGGGCGAAAAGACGCACCCCGAAAAGAACACGACCACGCCATGGACGAAATGCGCTATTTTGCCATGGACCTGGCAGGACGGAAAAACAGTGGTTTCGCCGCGATCACTGTAGAGCGCCGATCATGAATTTTGGGCAAGACGCCCGTAACAAGGGAGGATTTTTGTGCGGAAGTTCTGGAAACGAGAAGAAGTAAAGCCGGCAGTGGTACAGCTGCGAAATCATACCAAGCATCCCTTTGGCATGCTGGAGGACTATGTGCCGCTTCGAAGCGGGGCAACGGAATTGTACCGTGCCGTCCGTGAGGCGGTACCTGTGGTGGATGCCGCCGTGTACAAACTCATTCGTCTCAGCGGAGGTATGCGTGTGCAGTGCGATGACCCCAAGGCAGAGGCGGAACTGTCGGAATTTTTGAGGACAGTTCCTATCGGCAGAGGCCAGCACGGCATCAATGCCTTTTTGGACTGCTATCTGGACTCTCTGCTGACCTGTGGCCGCGCACTGGGCGAAATCGTACCTGCCACCGGAAATCGCGAGATCGCGGCTCTGTTGTGCGGCAGAGTGGAGGACTTTGAAATCAAAGATGGAGACAACCCCCTGCAGTTTGCGATCTGCGGGCCGGATGAACACGGGCACACACAGGTTTTGCCCTATCAGAACCTGCTGCTGTTTACTCCGCTGAATCCGGAAGCAAACAACCCCTATGGCGTATCTATGCTGCGGGGCATGCCGTTTCTGTCCGACATTCTGACGAAAATTTATCACACCATCGGTGTGAATTGGGAGCGGTGCGGCAACGTGCGCTTTGCAGTGACCTGCTCCGGCGGCGACGGCATCAGCGCGGCAGAACAGGGACGGGTTCTGGCTGAGGAGTGGTCCAAGGCCATGCAGGACACCCGCAGCGGTGGTGTCCGCGACTTTGTGGCCGTGGGCGATGTGTCCATCCGCGTCATCGGCGGTGATACACCGATTCTGGACAGCGAGATTCCTGTACGACAGATTCTGGAACAGTTGGTGGCAAAAACCGGAATTCCTCCGTTCATGCTGGGGCTGAACTGGAGTTCCACGGAGCGTATGAGCGCTCAACAGGCAGACATTCTGACCACGGAGATCACCGCGCTGCGCCGCACGCTGACACCCGTTGTGGAAAAAATCTGCCGTCTGTGGTTTAGAATCCACGGCTATACATGCAGGTTTGAAGTGGTGTGGGATGACATCAATCTACAGGATCAGGTAGAAGAAGCCAGAGCGGCACTCTACAAAGAACAGGCAAGAAAACTGCGTCTGGAAAACGACGCCGTTGAAAAGCAGCGCAATTCCCAGCCTTAAGGCTGCAATCACAAAAGGAGGAACCAAATGGACATTCGGGAGGAATTAACCTACATCAACCAGTTTGCTAAGACCCCTCTGACGGAGGAACAGGTATACGTTTTCAGCGTATGTCTCTGTGACAATGAAGTGGATCGGGATTTTGAGCGTTTTAATGCGGCGGCACTGGGCGAGCTGGGTTCCCTGTTTCTGGGCAAAACCGGTATTTTTGACCACCAGTGGTCTACCAAGGGCCAGACAGCCCGCATTTATCGCACAGAAGTGGTGCAGGAACCCGCCAGAACCACAGCCGCAGGCGACACTTACTGCTGGCTGAAAGGCTGGGCCTATCTGCTGCGCACAGAAAAGAATGCGGATCTGATCGCCGAGATCGAGGGCGGCATCAAGAAGGAAGTCAGCGTGGGATGTAGTGTGGCCCATCGCGTCTGCTCTGTATGCGGAGCAGAAGAGGGCGGCTGCGGACATATCCGCGGCCAGATGTATGGCAACCAGCTGTGCTTTATCGAACTGAGAGAGCCTGTGGACGCCTATGAGTGGTCCTTTGTGGCTGTGCCTGCTCAGAGAGAGGCCGGTGTTGTGAAGCATTTCGGTCACGAGGGTCGGGAGGCAGCTACCCTGCGCAAGCAGGCTGCACTGGGCCGCAGATATCTACAGGATTTGAGAAAAGAAGTCGTCCGCCTGGCAATGCTGGCCGACGACGAACTGGATGGCAACGTATTTGCCAGAGCGGCGGAGCGTTTGGAGGAACCTGAACTGCAGGAGTTGAAAAAAGCCTACGAAGTTCAGGTGGCCAAGCGCTTTCCCGCAGCGCCCCAGCTGCGCAAAAAAAGTGCGGAGCAGCGGGGCGATGAAACCGTGTTCCTTGTCTGATAGGGACAACACATAGTATAGAAGGAGGACAAGCATGAACGTTTCTTTTGAGGGCATTGGCCAGTGGGCCGCTACATTCGCCTGCGACGACAACGTGGAGAGAGGTCAGGTGGTCAAGATGACCGACAATGGCATTGTCGGCCCCTGCGGCGCTAATGACGCTTTCTGCGGCATGGCGGCATTCACTGCCGGTGACGGTACCGCCTGCAGCGTCATTCTGGGCGGCATGGTGACCGCATCTTACAGCGGCACCGCACCCAGCGTAGGCTGGGCAAACCTGTCTGCTGACGGTAACGGCGGCGTGAAGGTCAACTCTGACGGCCGCGCTTATCTGGTCGTTGCTGTGGACAGCATCAGCAAGACTGCAACTTTTGCACTGTAAGGAGGAAAAAGGGAAAATGGCTTATCATTTTGAACATGTAAAACTGGAGAAGGGTATGTACGGCCGCAGCGGTTGTACTTTTTCCCAGACTCTGGAAGAACTGGACCCCAGCGAAAACTACCGCGGTACGCCGCTGGAGGGGCTGGACGCGTTCCAGCGCCAGCTCAAGCGCTTCGACATCCATGTTAAGGGCGCGGGCAGCGACATGGTGGAAAAGTTTTTCCACACGACGGATTCTTCCGTGCTGTTCCCTGAATTTGTCTCCCGCGTGGTGCGTCAGGGCATGGAGGAGG